TCCTGCGTGCTTACGCCCGCCCGAGGCCACGCCATGCGCTGCGAGCGGGAAGCCTTGCGCCCGTTCCACATGAGCTTGCGGTTGAGCCAGTCAGAGGCGCGGATCGGCGGACTCTCCCACGGCGGACTGTGGACGGACCATGCGAAGGGCGATTTCCCGCACGCTGGCCTCGTCGCGGGCAAGGGCCTCGGCCTGCGCCTGAAACGCGGTGCCCGACGGCTCCACGTACTGCGCGGTGATGCCGCCCGGTTCCGTACTCATGAGGGCGTTGGAACTGGCAACCACGAACGTGTCCCAATGCTCCTGGCTTACGCCGCCCACATTGAGCAGAGGGACGGCCCGGTCGAACAGCATCTTGTCGAGTTCCGAGTCCCGCCTGTAGATGCGCAGGATCAGGGACAGCACGTCGTCCGTAGCGGGGAGCCCGGTCATGGGGGAAGTCGGCTCGAACAAGAACGGCACTAGCGGTACGGCGCCGAGCCCGTGCCTGCGCTCGCCGTTCTCGGTCAAGGCGTACTCGGTGTTCTCCTTGTCCTTCATCGGGCGGCGGTAGCGCGTCCACGAGTCCCGCGTCCAGACTGTCAGGGTTTCGTAACGGAGCGGGGCGGCGAAGGCTGCGGGGTGCTCCATCTCTTCGCTGTGGATGACCGCCCACGCGAGGCCCTTGGCGTCCATCCCCCAGTCCCACACGTCGTCGGGGCTGATGGAGGTGAAGTAGGGCACCATACGGCGACCGCTGGCCCTGTCCTCCGCCACGGTTTCCCCTTTCTTTTGTTCCATGTCCACGATGACGAACCGCGCCCCGCCTGCCGCCGCGAGCCGGGTCACGTCCGCGAAGAAGGCGTCGGCGGTCATGCCGTACCTGTCGGCGTCCGCCTCGATGGGGCGGAGGGCGTCGGGCAAAATACGCTCCGGCCGCCCCTCGTTGATGAAGCTGGCGAACACGTCCACGATGGGGGCCGCGAAGTTGCGGTACGTGGCCCGGCTCGCCCGGATGTCGTATTGCTTGTCCGATTCGTAGGTGTGGCGCGTCAGATAGGCCCTGTTTCCTTCGATCCGTTCCCCGCCCTCGTAGAGATCCATCGCCTTCCGGCGCTTGGTGAAGGATGCCGCGTACAGCGGGTGTTTCTGCTCGTAACTGCTGTTCATTGTCGCTCCTTATCCGTGCGAGCTTCCGAAGAAGACGTCGCGTTTCTTGATGGGGAATTCGACCGCCGTGTAATACCGGACGGCGGTGGTAATATGCTGGTACTCGGCGTCCTCTTCCTGAAACGTGCTGCCGCCCTTGAGCTTCAGCGTGGAAAGGCCCTTGTGCAGCATCGGGCATTTCCCCTTGTTTACGAAAAAGGAGCGGGTATTCATGGCGTCGCAGATCTTGGCGTTGAGGCTGGCTTGCCCGTCCTTGATCGCGGGATTGGTGCGGGGCACCTTCTGTTGAACCCGGAACCCGTTGCGCCTCAGTTCCTGTTCGAGGGTTACGTAGTCGCTCGCGTGCCCGTGCTTTTCGCCCACATGCCCGCTGGCGTCCCCGTAAAGATAAACGATGCCCCTGAACCCCGCGTACCGTTCGCAGAACTCGACGGCCGCCTGTTTCGCCACGGCGGAAGAGAGCACGATTTCGTCGACGGCATAGACGTTTCCGTCCTTGTCCGTCTGGAGGATTACGGAGGAAAGCGGCGTGAAGTTGAAGTCGTGGGTCCATATGACGTCTCTGCCGGGATCGAAGGAAACGCCCGTCAGGTTCCCGTCGCCGTATTCCGGGTAGACGAGGTTTCCGGGGTTGCTGCTCCCGTACCTGTTCATGACGTAGACGTTGACCCATTCCTTGTGCTTTCCGGGAAGCTGGAGGAAGTAATAGCCGTACCCCGCCATGTGGTTTTCGATGTTCTCCGCTTCCGGGTTCTCCCGGTACTGGAGCTTTCCCTCGGCATCTTTTTTGACGAGAAGAGCAGGGGGCTGGGCGAAAAAGTCATACCCTTCCGGGCGTTCCTCCTCGGCGAGCCTGTACCACCAGTTGTCGACGTTGCATGAGTTTGTGTCGGCGATGATGCCCGTCCACGAGAACCCGCCCTGCATCTTGCTCGGATAGCGGTTCACGCGCCCGGTCGCCATTTGCAGAACCTCTTCCGGCAGTTCGCTGGCTTCGTTCAGCCATACGCCCGTCAGCTCAAGGGACTTGAGCTTTTTGACGTGATCCGGGCGGTCAAGGCTGATGAAGACAAGCTCGGCCTGTACAGCCGTCCCGTCCTGAAGCGGCATGTTGATGAGGCCCATGATGGGGTGCCCGTAGGAGATTTTCGTTACCGCCCCATACCAGTCCATCCATGTCTTGATGGTGGTCGTCTTCAGTTCGCCGTAGGTGTTGCGGATGATTGCCCACCGCGACCGCCTGAGCCCCATGAACGCCTTCTGGCGGAGGATACGGGACATGACCTCGGCGCAGCAGCCGACGGATTTCCCGGAGCCCAGAGGCCCACGGACTCCACGGAAAAAGGCGTCGCTGGCATGGAACCGCGCAAGCGTGGGTTCCGCGTGGTAGACGGGGACGGGGATGCCGTCAGTTACCGTCGCCTTCATGTCTCCTCCCGCCGCCCAAATCGAGGACGATGGCAACTCCGTTCCTGCTTTCCTCGCCGCCTTCGCCTTCCATCCGGGCGAGACTGTCCGAAACCCGGCGGATCTGTTCGAGGACCATCGAATGGGCAGCGTCCAGCCGCAGGTAGTGCATCTCCTGTGTTTCGGAGGCCGTGGAAAGGGATGTGGACTCGCGCCCCTCGGCGTCGGCCTGTTTGCCCTGCGTCCCCGTCAGCACCACCATTGCGGGGATCTTCCTGCCCGTCCCGTCGTCCCTGCCGACGTTTTCCATGTCGTCCTTGGCCTTTTTCAGGCGTTTGGCGATGCGCGCTTCCTTGACGCGGAGCGTCTTGAGCTGCTCGCGGAGGGTTTCGCACGGATTCAGCGTGACCGCATTGGCGTAGGCGATTTCCTCTTCCGTCATGGTTTCCGGCGAGATGGCCTCATATGCGCCGTGTTTCAGTGCGTTTTTATTGCCCTTTGGAGGGCCGTCGTTCGCACCCCCATGAATACGGCACTTCGTTTTTCCCTTTACCGCATGGTTCCTGCATTGCTCTCCTGAGCGTTTCGATTTGGCTGTGCATTGCACGGGGTCGTTCCTTTGCTTTTTTCGTTGCATCGCCGCGACGGGATGCTATACTGGCGCAAAACTCAAAAGAGGAGTCGCGTATGAAAGCTATTTCTGTCAGACAGCCTTGGGCGTCGTTTCTCGCCGGCGGAGGAAAATCTGTGGAGTGCCGGACGTGGCGCTGCAGCTACCGTGGGCCGCTGTTGATCTGTTCGAGCAAGGGGGATTACCCGATCAACGACGGGCTCATCGCCCCCGGCGGGATGGGACTCGGGGTGGTCGAACTGGTCGATGTGCGCCCCATGACCGAGGCCGACGTGCCTGCGGCCATGCTGTTCGACGACGATGTGGAGGACGCGCTCAAAGGCTTTGCATGGCATGTCAAACCGCTCTACGAGGTCATCCCCTTCCCGGTGAAGGGCAAGCTCAACTTCTTCGAGGTGGACGACGACCTCTTGAAGCGCTTGCCGGACGGATACGAGGATCATTGCGACTATATGTACCAGCAAGGGCTGCGCTGGAAAGACGAAGACGACCCGCTGACGCTGGAAGAATTCCTTGAGCAGCAGGGGCTCGTCTAGACGCCCAACAGCCCGGCCAGCTGGGAGCCATGCACAAAAGCTTCCCAATGGGGGACGCCCAGAGCCTTGAGCATGGCTTTCTTCTGGCCTTCGTTTTCGCAGACGACGGTGAAATAAAACTCGCCGCTGGCCTCCCGTTTCATATTCTCTGTCGATTCCGCCCGGTGCTCCTTGATTTCGCGCAGGGTATCCTTGGCTTCGGCCACTTCTTCAGTATCGGAGAAGGCCCCGCCCATGTCGCTGTCGAACATGACGGAGATGTCGCCGGAGGAGAACCCGAACTCTTCAGGATCGATGCCGTTTTCGCCAGCCAGCCCGTTCAGCTTGTCCATGTCCCAGTCGCCCTGCATGGAGGGGTTGTTGAGCTGGACATTCAGGATCTTCTCTTCTCGCTCGTCGACGTCCACCACGGACACCTGCAGGTCGTAGTCTTGGGAGCGCTCAAGCTGATCGAGCTGTGAAAGCCGCTGATGTCCTGAAACGAGATTGCCGGTCCTCCGGTTCCACACAAGCGGCTGGACAAGGCCGTGCTTCGCCAGCATCCTCTTGAGCCGCTTGCGGGCGTCTTCTGAAATGACGCGCGGATTGTAATCCGCTCCATGTATCTCGCCCCGGCTGATGACCTCGACTTCAAACTTCTGGTACTTGCTGAGTTTCCCGCCCACGGCGTTCCTCCTTGATCTGATGGTGAACGATCCCCGCTTCGACGAAGGGGAACCACGCCCTGATTCTGGCAAAGTCCGCGGGGAAATGCAGCTTCACCGGAATGACTTCCCGCGCCTGTAACGAGCCGAACGAAAAGCCGAGCTTGCGCGATTCTACGCCGACCTTGAGTTTGTTCTGCCGGATGTAGGCGACCACGTCCTCTTTCCTCCATTCCGCCACGGGATAGATGCGCCCCCGCTTTTCGTCGATGGTTCCCGACGACTTGATGATGGCCCGGCGCCATACCGAGTCCGCGATGCGTTCCCCTGCCGCAATCCACCAGATGTCGGTGTTCAGCCGCAGGTAGTTGTAGACATCCTTAACGCTGACGACGGGCACGGAGAAGTCCGTGGGGCGGTACAGGCCGTAGCGGAGGAACTGCGAAAGCTCGAAGTGGGGCACCCAATGGATGGGAAGTCCGTACCTGTCCTCATAGTAGCGGCAGATCTGTTCCTGGAAGGAGAGCCCCTTCACGTAGTACATGAAGAAGCCCTCCACATGCCGGAAGTGCTTCACGCACAAGTCCAGCGTGGCGACGGAATCCTTGCCCCCGGAGAAGGAGACAAGGACGCTGTCGGTGATGGCCGCCGCCGTTTCGACGGTGCGAAAAAGCGGGCGGGTCGGCATCAGTGGCCGCCTGTCCCGGTGGCGCGCTTGAACCGCGTGGGCGACATCTGCGTCTTGAAGACGGCGGCGGAACGCATGGCGCGGGCCTGATTGCCGACGGCGTAGTTCCGGTTCCGGGCAATGCGGCGGCCAGCACCGGTAAGGCTGTTGATCCGGGATACCGTGGAATTGGGGTTCATCTTGGGCATGGTATTGCTCCTTTCCATGACATCGTTTCCCAAAATTGGAGATTGCCTCAGCCGAAATATGTGAGCCGCTTATCCAGCGATCCAGCGCGAAAGGACGTTCCCGGCCGCTCCTGCCGCAGCCGCTACAGCCACGAGCGCGGCCATGCCCCCGGCCCGGCGGTTTTCGGCGGCTTCAAGCGCGGCAACGCGGGTTTCAAGCATGGACATGCGCTTGCCATGGTCCCGCAGGTTTGAAATGACCACATCGTCAATACGCTCGCGCAGTCCGGCAAGTTCGGCCTTGACCGCAGACAGTTCGGCCTTCACTTCGCCGAGATCCCGCAACATCTGCATGTCGTCGCTCATTGCGCCTCCTCAACGCTCTTGATCCATAGGAGCAAGTTCCCGGCCTCTCCTGCGGGCAGGTGCACCCACTCGCCGGGCTCGGTGAACGTCTCGCCCCGGTAGGTGTAGGACCACTCACCCGTCACGACGGCCCCCGGTGTCAGCGGAGCCGGGCTTGTCGCGGCGGTCGGTTCCGCCACTGTGCTGCACCCACTCGCCGCCAGCGTCATCACGAACAGCAGCACGATCAGCCTCGCGGCGTTCGCCGTACCGTTGACGCAGCCACAGCTTGAGGAGCCCGGCGAGCGATGAAAGGAACTCAAGGACGGCCCGCACATCACTTCCCCGTCACGGCCTTGACTTCGGCCTTCACGGTTTCGGACTTGCCGTCAGCCACGGCGCCCTTGTTCTGCCCGAAGTGTGCGGCAAGGGCATGGGTCCAGCGGTAGAAGACGGCATAAAGCCCGGTCGGTTCCTTCGGCACGGGCATCCATACGGTGGCCACGGCGCACAGGCCGCACACGGTCATGACCACGCTCAGGGCGGTCACGAGCCACGCCGCATCGGGATACTGCGCGGAAAGGCTCATCAAGGTCGAAAGGATGAAATCAATCACGGTCGCTTCCATCAGTACTTGCCTCCATGCTGGTAGAACGCCACGTCACGCGGCTTGTCCGGGTCGTTGTCCACATGAATCCACGTCGGGGCCAGCTCGATGCGCCGGAATCCGACTTCAAGCAGGGCTTGCAGCATGACGAAACGGGAATGGGAATCCACACAGCGGATATCCACGGCATAGCCGCGAGTGTGCGCTGAGGTGGGCACACCGCCGACCGCCTTGTTGTGCTTCGGGCAGCGGTAGGCGGAAGAAAGGGGGAACGGGATGCCCGCCAGATCGCGGGCCTCGTCGAGCATCTG